AAATAAATGAACACTATCAATACTGCTATCTATGATCAGGCAGTAGATAGGGCTGCAATGGTGAGGCTGTATGAGAAGGGTGCTCACAATAAGATTGATAATGTCCTTGCACTTCATTCCCACAGAGTTGATGCCCTCCTCAAGAACAGATCAAACCTGACAGATTCATCTTTCAAGGCTGACTTGGATCTTGAATTGGCAACAACATACAACATCGCTCACAACACATCAAAGAGATCAATGCTGGATCTTCTGGCATCACAGATCTCTTACATGTATCAGAATTTGGAAGCAACAATTGGAAAGGTATGGAATGTCGCAAAACCCGACAGAAGAATTGCAGAGGAAATTGTTTTGGCAAGACCCCTCCAGGGTGACGTCACACTACTCAGGGGTTGGGCAAATGTATCCGGCAGTGAACGTGCCAGACTCTCCGGTGTTATCCGGGAAGGCCTTGCAGCAGGGCATTCAGAATCTGAAATTGCCCTTGCCATACGTAAGGGAAATGTATTCAACATATCACGGAATCAATCCCACGGTCTTGTAACAACTGCATTGACCTCAATATCGTCTCAGGCAGATCACGAGGTATACAAAGCCAATGAGAAAGCTCTTGTGGGTTATCAGTTCATTGCTGTCCTTGACAGTCGCACTACTCCTATCTGCGCACATAATGATGGCAAAGTCTTCAGAATTGGTGATGTCGCCCATCTACCGCCCCTCCATTGGTATTGCAGATCAACTACGATACCAGTAGTCAAGAAGTATGATGACTTGGCTTCACTGGAGGGTGTTGCACAGATCCGGAAAACGAACTTGGAGAAGCTCACTCCCAAAGAAAAAGCGTATTATGATGGTATTGGACCTCTTAAAGAGTCCTATGACGAGTGGTTAAGGAGACAATCCCAAGCTGTACAATTGAGGCACATTGGTGACTTGGATAAGTTGAAGCTATTCCAGTCGAATCAGCTGACTCTGGACAAATTCACAAATGACTCAGGTAGATCAATATCCATTGGTCAACTCAAGGTCATGTCAGATACGAATGAAATCGTACCTGGACAGACTGCAAGGTTTGCCCGTGCAAAGGAACAGTTGGATACCATTAAACTTGGTGCCAATCGTCCCGATGACATTCTGAACAATGAAAGCATCCAGAAAGCACTTAAAGAGTATTATCTTCTTCAAGCAGGTGAATTGGACGGAACGTTGTCCACCACGAACTACCGCGGCATCACGCTTGGCTCGAAAAAAGCGACGAAAACTCGGGTTCTTGCCTCGCCACCTACAGATGATAACCTAAAGTTCAATCCCATTACCGGAAGGTATGAGGATGCAAGACTCTTTCAACCATCTCCTGCAGCACTGGATAATAGCCTCAGATTAATGGACTTGTCTGAAGAACTACTGGAAAGAGATAAGAAGTTCATTCGTAAATTCTCAGATGATCTTGACTTGTCAATGAGTGTGAATCAAAGGGCTGTCATTGTTGACAACCTCAGGGCGACCTTTTCAAGAGCCCGTTCAAACCCTGAGCCTTGGGTAAACCTTAAGGCGGTACTCAATGGTCAGATGAAGTTTGATGTCATGAACATTTCAGACTTCATGGAAACTCAATTGAGGCGTGATCAGAACCTTCTTAAGAGACTCAATCAAGAAAACTATTTTGATCCTGTATTAGGTGAAGTTCAATTGCAGGAATTGCATGACAACTTTATCAGTAACATATTCAAGAGAAATGCATGGGAAGATAAAATGATTCCCAAGCTTGGAAGAGAACTGAGAGGTGGTATTCCATTCTTTCATTTGGACACTGACATACCACTACTCATAAGGAATCGACTGGATGAGAAAGAGATCACAAAGTTTTATGAACGCTTTGCAGGAAGACTATCGCTTGCTGATGGCCCAGATCGGGATCAAATGGCAATGGCCCTTGGAAGAGACCTCTATAACTCCGCAAACTTCAGGGGCCAAAGGAGAGATTGGTACAACCTCGGACTCAAGCTTCTTAATAAAGCAGAGTCAAAAGGGTTTTTCAAACAAGCAACCTTCGGAGTTCAGAAAAGAAGACTGAAGAGCCGATTGGGAAACCATTACATTGGCCCTTATTATGATACCTACTCCATTTACCTTCAGATAGTTGATCCCAGAATCATTGAGTACTCGAAGCTTGTTCGCAAGGTTGATGTGGGGCAGCGTTTAGGGGTCACCACAGGTAAGAACCGATTGATGATCCGAAAGGGTTACAAGACTTACTTTGACAGGTTTTACAGGGATACTCGTATTCCAATTACCTCTCATGATTCCTTCCCTAACTTTCCCACAGATATTGTGGATCGCAAAATGGAGCAAGCACTTAATTGGGCTGCACAAGCAGAGTACAAGATTGAGCCCACATTCCATGACTTCATTGAGAAGCTTTTAAACTTTCAAGATGACAAGGGTAAGGCTCAATACTACAATGACCTGAACCATTACAGAGAACACATCATTGGTCGTGGAGACGCCTATGAAAGATTCAAGGCAATGAAGTGGTTAAGGACAACTGAAAAGTCTTTTTCAAACCATCCATATCTTGATTCTCGTGCAAGACTCTATGAGCGCGGCATGATTGGCCCTCAAAGTGGTGAGACATTCCGACCATTCCTGAGTACAAAAGAATCCAAGGCTCTTGGTCAAGATGGCTTTGAAAACCTTCAAGATACCATTGGTGCGACATTGAGTGGCCTCTCTGATCATTTGGAAGGTGACTATAATGGCCTATCACAAATTGGAAGACAACAGGTTGCCTTGAAGTGGCGTAAGGATATGATTGAGTTAGGTAGTTACATCACAAGTGCCAAACCAAATGATATCCGAAAGGTATTAGAGAATACTTTCTTATCACATATTGACGGTGAAGAGCAAGGGAAAGTTCTCAGGTTATCCCTGGAAACATATCGCATTGACACGTTCCTGAAAGGTAATTACGGTAACTTGTCTCGATTGAATGAGTACCTCACAGACCTTGCATTGGAGCAGGATGCTTCCTCTTCAGGTGCTCAAATCATTGCCCTGACAACAAAGAATAGACAGCTTGCAGAACTTTCAAATGTAGTACCAACTGACCAAAAGCAACGACTCTATGACGAGATCGCTGCGGCAACTTTTCAAGATCCCAGATTCAGGGAACTGAACAAGAAGCTCGGACTCACTGAGAAAGACCTGCGTAAAGCTGCGAAGGCTCAAAATATGGTCACATTTTATGGCGCTGGACAAAAGACCGGCATCTTAAATGTGGAAAGAAAGCTGGCAGGTGTCCTGGGAAAAGACACTGATACCCTTGTAGTCACTGCAAAACAACGTGACCTTGTATTAAATGAAATTGCAGCAAGAGCTGAACGTTATCGCAAGTATGACCCTGAAATGTTCAACGAGCTCAAAGCTCTGCAGGCAGACGTCAGGGATGTCTTCAATAAAGGGGAAGACCCCGGTTTAGAAATCATGCGCCAACTGTACTTCTTGGATCCAAAGACCAAAGAGTTTGTTGAGAAGTTAACTAATAATTATGTCAACATTGTTACCCCCCAAGACTTCAGTGACATTGCCAAAATCATGTCAGAGGAACTGGCAATACAAGTGCCAATCCTGAAAGACTTCACAAAGTATTTCGGTAGACTTGCAAGGGAGTATTCAGAAACTACAGGGAATCTCGACATCCCATGGAAAACATTTGATGGTAAAACCATTGAGCAACACTTCCCACTGTCCTTTGAAGAGCGTTTGGTATACAAAACCAAAGATGGTGAATGGGTCACAAACTTCATTCAGGCTGCTCAGAAGACAGATCCTTCATTTCTTGATCAAGTGTTGGATAAAGACGGAAAGATCCATGACATTGCAGATACTCAAAAGGCAACAACAGCATTTGCTGTCAATGGTAATCATTCTAATGATGCCGTGATTGTTCGTAAGTTCCACATATGGGGACGAGCAAATGACATTAATACAGGCACAATTCATGATGCTTTCTTCACAAACATTTCAGACATGCTGAATGCGAAAGGTGCCCTTCGGGGTATCTACGGGGATTTGGTGGAAACCACTCCTATTGAAGCTACTCTGAAAGAGATGAGAAGTAGAGGATTGTCTTGGAAACTGTACTTTCAGTATTTGAACGAAGCTAAGGATATTGGACTTATTCCTGTGGAGGGTCGAAGTGTCGTTGGTGGAAGAGTCATTACGAAAAAAGATATTCTAACCAAAGAAGATATCATGACCCCAATTCCTGTTGGATTCAGATCTAACAAGGGCTGGTATGGTATCGGACCTTAATAAACCTGAGTTGTACTCAGTAACACATTGCTATAAAATGGGCTGTGCCCGAGAAAGATGACAAATGGAACCAACTCCTGAACAAATTGCCGCAGCTGCCGAAGCTGAAACTAAGCGTATTGCCGATCTTGTAGCTGCCCAAGTGGACGAACAGCTTGCAAAGATCAAAGGTAATCTCGATAAATCCTATGCTGACAGAGATGAGGCTCTCAAGAAACTTAAAGATCTTGAAGACGCCAAGAAGGCTGCAGAGAGGGCCGCTGAGTTGAAGTTATTGGAAGAACAAGGTAAACATGAGGAGATCTATAAATTGAAGTTGGCTGAGCTTCGTGAAGAAAAAGATAATCTTGCAAAGAAGAATACTGAACTTACTCGTGATGTGGAAGTTAAAGACCTCTTGAAAACTCTTGAATTCAGGAATGCAACAGCCAACCAGATGGCATACAATGAGATTGCAGGACAACTTACACAAGTAAACGGTGTATGGGTCCACAGCTCAGGTGTTTCCGTCGCTGCTTTTGTCGAGCAGTATGCCAAGGATGAGAACAAATCCTTCTTGTTCAAAGCAAAAGCTAATACGGGCGCAGGTACACCTACCAACAATGTTGCAGGTACCGGCACAGATGTAACAAAGAAATCATTGTTCGGAATGACACAAGCAGAAGTCCTGAAAATGGCTACTGAAGGTAAATTCGGAAACGGTGGTCAACCCTTCTAAGGAATATTAAATGACTACAATGGCTATTTCGGGCGCAACGCAATACGCCCTCCAAGCAGCCCTCTCCGCTTACAGCGATGAGGCTTACACCAATGCAAAGAAGCTTTCCGGCACCGCTTTGGTTGGTTCCGATGCTCGCATTGATCCCAGTACTGAGACTTTCATTGGTCAAATGCGCTGGATGAAGCCTCTCAACCCTGTGATCAATGTCGCCTCGCTGACTGATTCTACTGCAGGTACCACGACCGACTTTACCTCAGACTACAGCACTTACATCAAGTCTGTGCGTACCCACGGTGCTCGCAAAGTTAACATGCAAGAAGTCGTGTCACAACAAGACGGTCTTGCTAAGGTCGGTCGCGACTTCGGTGAAACCAAGGCACAAGATGAGCACAATGCAATTCTGTCAGTTCTCCGTGGGGTGATGGTTCAGGAAGCCCTGAATGGTGCAGCCACAGGTTCCGGCGCAACTGGCCTTGGTGGTCAGACCTTTGCCAATGATCCTACAGATCAGAAGTATGGCTTCTATGTGGATCTGGGTACCTCGGCTCCTGTGATTGCTGCCACGACTGCTGTTCAGGGTGCTGCGCGTGCTGAGTCTTTCCTGCAAGCTGTCGGTAAGGGCTTCAAGGATTATGAGCCTGACTACATGTATCTGGTGACTTCACCGGAAGTG